AAGGAGGGAACGAATCCTCACCCACTTACGCTTCCAAATCCTCATCTATTTTAGTCATATAGGTACTGGGAGTATAATGACAATCTTCCCATTCTGGATTATAAGAATGACCAACACAATCATACAAAACCAAGCCATTTATTATTGCCCATGCAATACGCCACTTCTCATCCCAAACAAAAAGGTTAAACAAATACCTAGGATTCAAACTGGCAACGATTTGTGTATCAGTCAAACCAACCTGCGCTATTATCTTGCTTAATTTTGCATCCTTTATGGCAAGACTATCCAGCACACTTGATCTAGTAACGTTACTGCCTTTCATTAACTGTGCACTACTCATATACATGGATTTCATTGCATCAAACGCGACCATATTAGTCGCCATGGAGTCAATGACCAGACCTAAATACTTACTATTCCACTTCGAGGGTTCCAACTCTGTGGCGTTGGCATTAACCGCCACTCGAGCAAAATAGTCGGTTTCACACCTCCAAGGCATTATGCAAGACTTACCTTCGACATTTATTTTCACAAACCGCCGATGCAAAAACTCAGGCCCGTACCTCAAGACACGATGTCCGATGACCTTACCATATTCATTGTATTGCTTTTGCAATCTGGTCAAAAAAGGACTCACATCATCTTGCGGTAAATACAAGAAAGTTTGCACCGCCTTCATCTTAAGCCCCATCTCAACCTCCATAATCCTTTGATAATCGCCTAGCGGACATTGATCTGTTCTAGAGGCACATACATCATTCAAGTATTTCATTTGAAATGCATTCAGGCTATCATCACCATATCTCGCCACGGGCATAAAGCTCTTTTGGAACTCTTGCGCATACAACAATCCACGAGACTCCTTAAGTTTATAATATATTATTTGCTTAACAACAAGATCAGCAAGCAACATATATATAGTATCAATCCAACTTGTGACAAAGAGACCACTAAAAACCTGCCCGATTATCAAACGAAACTCATTATGTGTCCACTTGACAACCTTAACTGCCATGGTGTGAGCCCTATTCAAGAAGAAGGCTTGCGCAACTCTATACTCGTCAGTGTCCTCTTCAGGCATAAGCCAGTAAGGCAAAAGAAGTATCAACGATATGAGACTAGCAAATGCACTCTGATCAAAATTAATCACATCAAAAGTGAAATAAAACACATCATTACGACCAACTCCAAACATATTGGCCAGATATTGTGCACCACCGTGCTTCCACTTGTGAGATATCATATTACCTGCCCTCATATACGTCTTCTGCATGTACTCAGCATACAAAACCTTATCACACAATAGATGTATCATACAAGCAATAAAAATTAGCCTCGTCTTAAAAGGGTCATCTCCTTTCTTCTTAAGCTCAACCTTAGCACTAATCTTGCTGATCAACAATGGAAACCAATTCGGATCATAAACCTTGTTCCTAACCCCTG